ATTTCAACATTAGCGGCGGCAACAGTTACTACTACATCTACATCTCAACAAGCAATTGCAAGTTTTGCAGTTTCTGGAGTTAATGGCGTAGAGTTCTTAGTAAAAGGAATAGACGCAACATCAGGTAATGTTAGTGTAGCATCAGTACTTTCTGTGACAGATGGATCAACAGTTGACTTTGTTACTTATGGTCAATCATTCTTAACTGGATCTGCTGGAGTATTAGCAGTAGGGTTAAATGGAGCAGATTTAGAATTGTTGGTAACACCAGCGGCGACAGATTCAACAGTGTGGACAACACAATATAGGTTTATTTAATAATGGCAATTAGGTCCTTCAATTCAGTTGGCGGGTTCTCAGTAGCCGAAACACCAGTTGAGATAGTCAGTAACGTAGGTAACGTTACACCAACTAACTTAGACGTTAGTGCTGGACTATCTGATCTCGGTGCGATCGGCAATGTTACAATTACTGGCGGATCAAGCGGACAAGGTATTATCACAGATGGCTCAGGTGGGTTATCATTTGGTGCTACTGGGCAGGCAGCCAATTCTGTCACTAATATGCCTTACTTCATTGCTTCTAGTGATGATTTCGTATTGGAAGATAACTTTCAAGGATTGTATTCAGAAGCAATTGAAATTGAAGGGTCATTAACTGTCGATGGTATTCTTATCGAAGTTGGTACATCTCAGAATGCAGAATCTTCACAAGTTTATTTTGATTCTAATGGAACGTTAACTGGTAATACAGGATTTACATTTACACCAGCGACTGGTGAATTGTTAGTACCAGGTAATGTTACTATTTCTGGAAACACTCTTCCTACAGGAAACATAACTTACGATTTAGGTTCATCAGTAAACAGATGGAAAGATTTATATTTAGGTGGGCAAACTATATACCTTGGTGATGCTCTAATACAAGAAGAATCAAACGGCGCACTAACTTTAACTAATGGTGACGGTGGGCAATTTATTTTTGATGGTTCTACAGACTGGAACCAATATGCAATAAACAATGGTACTTCAAATGTATCTATAGACTCAGCAGATGCATCAGTAACAATGGGTGTTGCAGGAAATGCTGACGTATTTTCAATGACCGGTGGCGGAGTATTAACTACAACAGGTAATGTTGTGCCATTAGGTGTCAAAACAGACAACTATTATTATGCAAACGGACAAGCAGTAACATTTGGTTCAAATGCGGCTGGATCAGATACACAAATTCAGTTCAATGACGGCGGTACTGCATTCGGCGGATCAGCATCATTTACACTTAATAAAACAAGTGGTTTAGTAACAGCAACAGGCAACGTATCTGGTAACAATTATATATCTACATCAGGCGATGTACGATTTGGAACTGGCGTAGGCGCCGGATTAATTTCAGTAGATACTGGTACAACAACTGCAGGTGTCTTTACAACTACAATGACAGATGTTAACATTGGTTTAAATGCTAACGTTACACTTTGTGGTACAGGAAAAACGTTAACAGCACGTGGTAATGTCAGTGCTGACAACATAACATCAACAACACTATCAGTAGAAGATTTCTACAGTAGTAGAACAGCAGTCTCAGTAGGGAGTGCAAACACCACGATTGATACATTTGCCGCATCTACTTATAGATCAGCAAAATATACAATTAAAGTGTCAGATAACACAGGTTATCAAGCACTTGAAGTATTATTAGTACATGACGGGACAACTAGTTTAATAACTGTGTATGGTAGTTTATCGACTACAGGTGCAGACTTAATAACATTAACTACAGTCGTAAGTGGCAGTAATATATTATTAAGAGCAACGCCTACTAACTCAAGTACAAGTGTTAACTTATTAGGAACATATGTACCAGATTAATCATATGCAAAAACAGAACAAGATAAATATAATCATGCTCAGTAGCATGGTAAATAAATTTAAAATAGGGTAATTAGAAATGCTAATATTAAAACAAAATGTATCAGGATCAGTCCCAACACCGGCTGCCGGCAAAGGTACTATCTTCTTAAATGACAGTGACGTACTTTCTGTAAAAGACAGTGGTGGAACAGTTACATCGTTCCCAACAGTTGGCGGAGCAAATACTCAAGTTATCTTTAACGATGACTCAGCACTTGCTGGAGCGGCAAACTTTACGTTTAACAAAACTACAAGTGTAATGACTGTGACAGGAAATGTTGCGGCAACAAGAGTTCTTACAGACAATCTTTTATATGCTAATGGTGTCGCATACGATTTCCAACAGCCAGCAGGTTCAAACACTCAAGTTATCTTTAACGATGACGGAGATTTTGGAGCAGACACAAACTTTACTTTCAACAAAGATACAGATACATTAACATCAACAAACATTTCTGGTCTATTAGCAACTGGTACACAAACAAACATTACAAGTGTTGGAACCTTAACAGCCCTATCTGTGACAGGCAACATTGGCGGTGGTAACATAAGCGTAACAGGCGAAGTTGCTGGTGCAGACTTAAACATGTCAGGTAACGGTGTTATCGGTGGAAACTTAACAGTTAACGGTGATCTAACTTATGTCAATGTAAGTTCTTTTGAAGTAGAAGATCCAATTATCACAATGGGCGGCGGCGCTAATGGCGCAACACCTGTTTCTGACGATGGCAAAGATCGCGGTACACAATTAGAATATTATGATTCAAGTGCATTATCAGCATTTATGGGTTGGGACAACTCAGCAGGTGAATTTATCTTCGGTGCTGATGTTACTAACACAGACGAAGTAATCACAGTTAATACATTCGGTAATGTTCATGGTAACGTATTCATCGGTTCTGGTGCAGGTCTATCAGCAATTGCTGGAGCAAACGTAACAGGAACAGTACCATTAGCAACAGCGGCAACTACTTCAGGTACGGTAACAACAGCGGCACAACCAAACATTACTTCTGTCGGCACATTAACAAGTCTTGTTGGTGGATTAGGTTCAGCATCAGATTTTGGAAATGCAGTCGGTATTTTCGGAGCAGACAACACAGGCGGATCACTTGGTGATCACATCGGTATTGTTGGTGAAGCACAGGGTGATTCAAGCGATGCATCAATTACTGGTATCGGTGTATATGGTATTGGTGAAACAAACGGCGGAACTAAAGCAACTGGTGTATATGGACTAGGTACTGTAAGTGCTACTGGTGATACAGGAGCCGCAGTAGGTGTAAGAGGTATCGCAAATGCTACTCATGCTAGTGGCATGAACGTTGGTCTTTATGGTGCGGCATTAGGTTCAGACATAAACAATTATGCTTTGTATATCGCACAAGGCGGTATCGGAACTATAGAAAACAGAGCAGTATGGGAAGTAGTTGACAACGATGCAAAGGCTTTAGAATTTGCTACAAACGGCAAAGCAAATATCCTATCAATAGAATCAACTGATGGCGCAGAAGGTGTCTTCATGTCTGGTTACTTGAATGTAACTGGCAACATTACTGCGACAGCAGGTGTTAAAACAGATAATCTTTACTATGCAAACGGTAATCCTTGGGACTTACAACAACCAGCAGGCTCAAACACTCAAGTTATCTTTAATGATGACGGAGATTTTGGTGCAGACTCAACATTCACATTTGATAAAGATACAAACATCTTATCAGCAACGACTGTTACAGCAACTACATTAAACGGTACATTAGGTACTGCGGCACAAGGTGCAATTACATCAGTTGGAACTTTGAGTTCACTAGCAGTAACTGCTCCAATTGTAGGTGACTTGAATGGTACAGCAGACTTAGCAACTTTCGCAACAACAGCAAATGCAGTAGCAGGTGCTAACGTAAGTGGTGAAGTAACATTCGCCGCAACTGCTAACACAGTAGCAGGAGCAAATGTTTCTGGAACAGTTCCTCTTGCTTCAGTAGCAAGTACAGTATCAGGCGCGGCACAAGCAAACATTACATCAGTTGGTACATTAACTGGCTTAGGTGTTAACGGAACAATTACTGCTTCAGCAATTACAGCAAACACAGGAGTGTTTACAGGTGATGCAGGTGGATTATCAAACGTTATAGCAGGCAACATTACTGGTACAGTAGCAACTGCAACAACAGCAGGTACTGTAACAACTGCGGCACAACCTAACATTACTTCAGTAGGAACTCTCGCATCTGTAACAACTACAGGAAACGTAGATACTACAGGAAACGTTGTAACTGATAACATCGTTGGTAAATCAGCAGGCATTACAATTACATCAATTGGAACTAATCAGCCAGTCACACTTGCTCCAACAGGAACAGGTGGAGTATCAGTCAGTTCAAAACGAATTTTAGACTTAGCAACACCAACTGCATCAACAGATGCCGCTACTAAGCAGTATGTTGATGACTTAGCACAAGGACTTGCAATACAAGCACCTTGTATAGCAGGAACACCTGGTACACTTACATCTATCACAGGTGGAACAATCACTTATGATAACGGTACAGCAGGAGTTGGTGCAACATTAACAACATCTTCAGGTAACTTTGATACACTAGACGGCATTAGTATTTCAACTGATGACAGAGTTCTAGTTAAAAACGAAGCAACCACAGCAAACAATGGTATCTATGTTAAGACATCATCAACTGTTCTAACAAGAGCAAGTGATTTTGATACACCAACTGAAATGGCTGGCGGTGACTTTGTATTCATACAACAAGGTTCAACATTAAATGACACTGGTTTTGTAATGACAGACCCAGTAGCAACAATCGGTACAGACCCAGCAACGTTTGTTCAGTTCTCAGGAGCAGGCTCATTCTTAGCAGGCGCAGGACTTACACTAACTGGTTCAACATTCTCAATAACAGATACAGCAGTAACTGGACAAGCATACGGTAACGGAACACATAACGCAACATTCACAGTGAATGGTAAAGGTCAAGTAACAGCGGCGGCGAACGTTGAAATTACTGCAGGTGCAGGTGCATTGAGTGGTTCAACTCTTAACTCTAGTGTTGTAGATTCATCACTAACATCAGTTGGTACAATTGATACAGGTGTATGGCAAGGTACAGCAATCGGAGCGGCATACGTTTCAACTCTGAATCAGAACACAACAGGTTCAGCAGGCAGTGTTGACAATGCAGTCACATTCAACAATGGTGGCTCAGGAGAGTCTTCAGGTACAACTTATGACGGTAGTGCAACAAGAACTATTTCTTATAACACTGTTGGCGCACCTAGTGTAACTGGTTCAGGCGCATCAGGCTCATGGGGTATTAGTGTATCAGGTTCAGCAGGTTCTGCAACAACAGCAGGCACTGTAACAACAGCGGCTCAGCCCAACATTACTTCTACAGGTACTTTATCATCATTAAGTGTTGCTGGAACAACTACAACAGGTACATTGCAGTCTGCTACGATCACTACAGGGTCTAGTTCAACAGCAGGTACTATTACTGGTGACTACACTCTAACAAGTGGATCAACACTTAACGCAACCTACGCTGACTTGGCGGAGAAATATTTAGGTGAAGAAGATTACGAGCCAGGTACAGTAGTATTATTCGGTAGTCCAACTGCTGAAGTTATGGCAAGTGGTCAAAACGCATCATCATTTGTTGCAGGTATCGTTACAACTAATCCAGCACAAGTTTATAATGCGGCATTAGAAGCAGGCGAAGGACAGCATGTTGTAGACGTAGCACTTATTGGACGAGTTCCATGTAAAGTTATTGCTCCAATCATGCCAGGAGACTTAATTGTTTCTTCTGAAATGCCAGGATTCGGTTGTGCGGCAGATCCAGAAACTGTGAAGCCAGGTACTATTATCGGTAAAGCAATTGGCGCATTCAACGATGGCTTAGATGGCGTTGTTGAAGTCATGGTCGGTAGATGTTAATCTAAATTAACAATATATAAAAAGGGCAACTTAGTTGCTCTTTTTTTTGGGTAGAATTTATCACGTATTCTGTAAAGTGATAAGTATAGTATATGAATGTTTTTACACTGAGTTTTGATACTCGACTTGCAGAATGGTATGATTTAAGAAAATCATTACAAGAATCAGACTTAGAAAATGTTTGTATAGAAGTAGATAAATTTTGGCAACAATGCCCATTAAATAATTACTATCTACATCCACATGATATTAAAGATTGGCCTACCCCTTGGCAATTACTACATGATAACACATATTGCTATTATTCTAGGGGATTGGGTATAGTATACACATTGTTGCTATTGGGTATAAAAGATGTTGACTTTTTCTCTGCAAAAGATTATAATGAAGTTGATGTTGTATTAGCCACGGTAGACAACGCAAAGTATGTGATGAATTACTGGCCCAATTCAGTAGTAAATACGGAGCTGTCAGATTTCAGTAATATAAAAAATATCAGTGTAGATTATCTAAAGAACAAAATAGGACAATAATGAATATAAAAGTTACCAAAAGATCAGGCAGTGTAGAAGACCTAGCACTTGAAAAGTGGCAGGCGCAGGTAGCAAAGGTATGTGAAGGCGTTTCAGATGTGTCACAGTCTATGATTGAGATAACATCACAGCCACATTTTTTCGATGGTATTACTACCAGAGAAATCGATGAACTTACTCTACGTGCTATTGTTGATCTTATCGATGAAGAACAAGCACCAGAAACAGGACACACTAATTATCAATTCGTAGCAGGTAAACAACGTTTATCAATGTTGCGTAAAGATGTATATGGTTGTTATAATCCTCCGCACCTATACGAAATAGTAAAAACAAACATAGAAGCAGGGCTTTATACGCCAGAGTTACTTGAATGGTATTCAGAAGATGATTGGAACAAGATGGAAAAGATCATTAACCATGAGAAAGATGAGAATGCATCTTACGCCGCTGTTGAACAAATGATAGGTAAGTATCTAGTAAGAAATAGATCAACAGGAAAGATATATGAAACTCCACAAGTAAGATATATGGTAGCCGCCGCAACAGTATTTCATAAAGAAGAACCTGAGTCTGCAAGAATGAGATTCATTAAGGAGTATTATGCTTGTGCTAGTGAAGGTCTTTTTACCTTAGCAACTCCGGTACTTGCAGGACTCGGCACACCTACTAAACAGTTTAGTTCTTGCGTTCTTATTAAGAGTGATGATGATTTAGATAGTATCTTTGCATCGGGTGAAATGATGGCAAAGTATGCAAGTAAAAGAGCCGGCATAGGACTTGAGATAGGGCGTTTAAGACCCCTAGGAGCCCCTATACGAGGCGGAGAGATCATGCATACGGGTATGATACCCTTCTTAAAGAAATGGTTCGGAGACTTACGTTCTTGTTCACAAGGTGGCATTCGTAATGCTAGTGCTACAGTATTTTATCCTATATGGCATCATCAGTTTGATGACTTAATCGTACTTAAGAACAATCAAGGAACAGATGAAACTAGAGTTAGACATATGGACTATGGTGTATGTCTAAATGCATTCTTTTGGAAACGATTCAAAGACAAAGGTAACATTACATTCTTTGATCCAAATGAAGTACCTGATCTTTACGAAGCATTTTATTCAGATACTGCTAAATTTGAAGAACTCTACGTCAAATACGAAAGGTCCCGTAGTCTGCGTAAAAAAGTAATGTCAGCAGAAGAAGTGTTTAGGTCTGGTATCTTAAAAGAAAGAACAGACACAGGTAGAATTTACTTAGTCTATGTTGACAATGTATCTAATCAAGGCCCGTTCGACACTACAGAGCATCCAATCTATCAAAGTAACTTGTGTTGTGAGATATTATTGCCTACAAAGCCCTTTAAGCGTTTAGATGATGATGAGGGACGTATTGCACTATGTACACTTGGATCGATCAACTGGGGTGCTTTCCGTAACCCAGAAGACATGCGTAGAGCATGTCGTATACTTCAGAGAAGTCTATGCAACATCTTAGATTACCAAGACTTCTTATCGATTCAGAGCAAGTTAAGTAATGACGAAATACAACCTTTGGGTATCGGTGTTACTAACTTAGCATACTGGCATGCAAAACGAGATTACATCTATGGTGACAAAGATGCACTACAAGATGTTAAATCATGGATGGAACATCAAGCATTCTTCTTAACAGAAGCAACAGTTGAAATGGCAAAAGAAAGAGGCAAGTGTGTAGATAGTGATAAGACATGGTATGGTAAAGGCAAGTTTCCTTGGGAACGTAGAGCAAAGGGTGTAAACAAACTAGCAAACTTCAAACCAGAATGTGATTGGGAATCATTAAGAAAAGATATGAAAGAGCATGGTGTTAGAAATGCAACTCTAATGGCGATTGCTCCTGTAGAATCATCTAGTGTAGTAATCAATTCAACAAACGGTATTGAAATGCCAATGAGTTTAATCTCTGTTAAAGAAAGTAAAGCAGGGTCATTGACTCAAGTAGTACCAGACTATCACATTAAACGTGTAAGAAACTCTTATCAGTTGATGTGGGAACAAGAAGACTGTGATGCATATTTAAAAACAGCATCAGTGTTAGCGGCATATGTAGATCAAAGTATTTCAACGAATACATTCTACAATCCAGCACACTTTAAAGATCAAAAAGTGCCTACGACATTAATCGCAAAGAACTTAATGCAGGCACATCAATGGGGACTTAAGACTTTTTATTATTCTTTAATAAATAAAGCAGGAGTCAAACGACTAGATGATGAACCAGTAGAAATAGCAAAACAATACTTAGCAGAGCCAGTCTTTGAAGACGATGATTGCGAAGCATGTAAATTATAAGGGTAAACAATGAGCAAAGAACAATACGATTTAACAAAACAAACAACATACTTAGACAACAAAATGTTTTTAGACCCAGCTGGTCCAGTTACTATACAAAGGTTTGAAGAAGTTAAGTATGATAAAATAGCAAACTTTGAAGAAACTGCAAGAGGTTTCTTTTGGATACCAGAAGAGATTAGTCTGACTAAAGATGCAGGAGATTTTAAAGATGCCAGTGATGCAGTTAAACATATCTTTACTGCTAACTTACTCAGACAAACAGCATTAGATAGTCTACAAGGTAGAGGTCCTGTACAAGTCTTTACTCCTGTCGTAAGTCTACCTGAACTAGAAGCATTAATGTATAACTGGTCATTCTTTGAGACTAACATACATTCACGTTCCTATAGTCATATCATTAGAAACATTTATAATGTGCCTAAAGATATCTTTGATACTATCCATGACACAAAAGAAATTGCAGATATGGCATCTTCAGTTTGTGATTACTATGATGGCTTACATGAAATCAACTGTCAAAAAGAAATGGGCAAAAAAATTGATGAAGAAAAACATATCAAAGCAATTTGGATGGCTTTACATGCAAGTTATGCCTTAGAAGCATTACGATTTATGGTATCATTTGCTACATCATTGGCAATGGTAGAAAATAGAATCTTTATGGGTAACGGCAATATCATTTCATTAATCTTACAAGATGAACTGCTTCACAAAGGTTGGACAGGCTGGATCATTAAGCAAGTTGTTAAAGAAGATCCGAGATTCGCAAAAGTGGCAAAAGAATGTGAGAAAGAAGTATACGATATGTATATGGATGTTATCAGAGAAGAAAAAGAATGGGCAGATTACTTGTTTAAGAAAGGACCTGTGATCGGTTTGAATGCAAACATTCTTAAAGAATTTGTAGACTACACAGCATTAGAATCACTTAAAGCAATTAATATAAAATACAATGAGCCTGCCCCAAAAGTATCTCCTATTCCTTGGTTCAACAAGCATAGTGATACTAGTAAGAAGCAAACAGCATTACAAGAGAATGAATCAACTAACTATGTTATTGGTGTTATGTCAGAATCACTTGATTATGATGCCTTACCTCAGTTGTAAGAGACTAAAATATAATTTGAGTACTTGTGATCAGATTAAATATAGTTATCGACATTTAAAAATAACCAGGAGAAATAATGAAGGCTGTTGTATGGAGTAAAGACAATTGTACTTATTGTGATCAAGCAAAAAAATTGCTAGAAACAAAAGGTATCGAAGTTGAGGAAAAGAAAATTGGGCATGGCTACACTTTGCAAGACTTACTTGCAGTAGTACCAAATGCTCGTACTGCACCACAAATCTTTTTAGACGAAGATTATGTTGGTGGATTCACTGAATTAAAAACAAAATTAGAGGGATAATATGAATATAGCAGATGCAAAAAAGGACACAGTTTACACATTTAAATTAAACAGTGGAGAAGAATTGATTGCGAAAGTCATAGATACAGACGGTGATAATTTTATTATCGAACACCCTGTATCATGTGCTCCTGGCCCTCAAGGCATGGGACTTATCCCAAGTATGTTCACCAACGATCCACAGTTATCCGTAACACTAAATACTAGTAGCGTTGCACTCTTTGCAGAAACTGAAACTTCAGTTAGAGACAAGTACAGAGAAGCAACAACAGGGATTCAAGTCCCAGAGAAAAAACTAGTATTAGGATAAAATTACATGGCTAAACTAAGCCGAAAAGGTGATCAGAATGATGCAGGCGGAAAGATTAAACGCGGTTCTGAAACCGTGTTTGCTAATAGCATTCCTGTAGGCTTACATGTTAGTGAGATAACTCCTCATAAACCTTTTTCACCAAAGAAAAAACATAAGCCTCACAAAGCGGCAAAAACTACAGAAGGTAGCCCAACAGTATTTGCTGACGGAGTTCCAGTACTCAGAGTAGGATCAGGCAATGACTGCAAAACTCATAAAATATCTCAAGGCTCGCCAGATGTTTTTGTGCCTTAGGTTACGATAATGGCAGATACAGGTAAGCAGAGTCCATTAGGTCAAAACGTATTAGGAGGTCTATTACAAAATAGATGCATTCAGATCAATCCTAATGCTCAGGATTACATGGGTATTAGTAGATCAAACGATCAGTACACTTTCGGCACATTAGTAGAAGGAACAGTACTAAGAATGCTTACTTGGTCTATCAATGATGCTTATTTGCGAGGTCTAGTAAGTAACGGTGTATATGATAATATCATTTCAATTAGTGGTAATGGTAAATGTTATGCATTAGGAAATTCAAAACCTCCTACATATGTAGTCGAAGATCCTTCAGAAGTCTGGACAGATAAATCAAAAGAAGCAGGGGCACTCTATGCTGGTGGTCCAGCCAATGCAGGATATTCTGTAGCAGGTAACACAGATTACGGACAATCAGCAACTTGGGCTCCATATGATTCTAGTAATGTAAACAAAAGTATAACTCAATGGGGATGGATACGATGTCATGCATTACAAGCACATAATGAATTTAACTATCATGCAAAAGAAGGACTAGAAGGTGCAGTTTTAAATTCTAATCCATCTCCAAAATATGAAGACTTCACTGCATCTTTTCAAACAGCAGAAGGCTGGATAAATGCAAACAATCCAGTTGCAATCATAGCAGAAAATGCTCCAGAATTTATGGAAGGTGCGTTTTCTAATATGGATGATCTTATCACAGGAGATTTTTCAGGAGTAACTAAGTCGCTTGGTTTATTTGGAGATAATTTAAAATTTTTAGGCAAACTAATCGATCTAAAGAATTTAGATAAATTTGGATTTCCATCAACTCTACTACAACAACTATTTAAAAATGGTGGCTTAACACAAGATTTAAACTTAGCAATCGGTGCGGCAGGACTCACGGCTAATAGACTAAAACTGATTTCAAAAGGAGAAACAGTCGCAACAGCATTAGAAGAAAAACAACTTTATGCGGCATATGTAATAATCTCAGGAGAAAATTTAAAGAACTGTATTGCTCCTATGACACCATTTGTTGATTGGTGCCTAACAGATGATGCTATTAGAACGTTAGCAGATTGTCTAAATGTAAGAAGACTGTTTTTCTTACTAGACTGTTGGTCAACATTAACTGTTCCTCTTTATAATGCAACAACTGATTTGCCAACTGGGGCAAAGACTTACTATTTGATTTATAACAGTGACGGTTCAGTAAACGGAGCACTCAATACTGATGCAGTCAAAAACAGAGTTGGTACGTTAATAGTAAATGGAACACCATCGACAACAAGTTCTACAGACGAACAAATAAGTGAATTGCCTAAAGGATATGATTCTTATTTAGGAGGTGCTAATAACGTATTGCCTACTGAGATAGGATTAGCGGCGGCGGCATTTAGATATGCAATGCTTCAAATTACGAACATAGATCAATTAACGCCAGGAACAATTGGTAGATGTGTTGGGCAATTAGAACTTAATACTGAAAATGGTAGCGGTGCTAACGGCACAGAAGGAAGTCCTACAGGACTTGCAAAACCTATTAATGAATCACTACAAGCAACAGTACCAGAAGAAATCTCACTTGGTTCTGGTTGGGCAGGAACATATACATACTCTGATTTCTTTGGTTGTATGTCAGGTCTTCCATATGCTTGGGAAAGAATTTACACACTTATTAATGAGACTGGCGCAACACAAATTGCCTCCCGATCTACCCTTGCAAAAATATATCAACAACTATTTTTAGCAGTAACATGGGAAGCACCTGCGATAACTCTTTCATTACAATATCAGTGTGTACAGAATACACCAAAATATGCAAACCCAGCAAACCCAGATTATCAACCAGATCCGGCCTTACCAGATCCTGATCCTTTTCCATACTTAGAGTATAATGACAATAGTATTAAGACAATGGATCAATGGACAGTTGCTACATTCTTTGGTCAATATAAAGTTAAAAGTGAAGATGTGTTAGCAGGCGATGGTGGAGGATATGGAAGAGGAGGAGCACCTGACCCAATATGTAGTATTAATTATGGAAGTTATAGTTCAGACGGTACAGGTGTAACACTAAATGGTATTGGCAGAAGTGATCAATTTGCAGGAAGCAATGGTGCCGGAACATTCGGAAGGATACAAGGCGCATCTACTTCAGGCGGAACGTTTACACAATGGGCTAGTACACCTTCACCTATCCCTGCAACACAAGGAGTACCAGATGGACCTCCCCCAGGCTTTAGTGGAATCTCAAGTCCACAAGACTCTAATCCAGGTTATGGTGCACCAGTTGCTAATACAGACATAGTGGCTGAGCCTGAATTTCCCCCTACAGGAACTTATGCCCCTTTTGCAATGACTGCAACTAACTCAGCATTCGGATCAAGTTTTAATTATGATTCAGTAGTTCAATATTATATAGATGAGTCTAACACAGAAATACGAAACATTGCTAATCCAAATATTGAATACTCAGGTGGAGTATCAGAATTAAATATGGCATGGGACGTTTTAGGAAGACAATTGGCTATGGAGCAACGAACAAGATACAATGCTTTTAATCCTGTAGAAATTCCGAGAGATCCTTTCATTAATAGTAATCAGAATTTAATTACGTTTGTTGATACTCTACCAACATACGCACAAGACACACGCCCTCATATGTCAGCACAAACAATTGAAATGATTGTAGATAGAAATTGTGATGTAGGACAAAACATTGTAGCAATGATGAGATCAGAACGAAATCAAAAAAGACTTGCTGACTGTGGTATTCCGTTATCAGACAATATAGCAGATACTATGCCAATTGATGTTGTTAATGTATTAAAAGCAAATAATACGACTCCAGGAGGAATCACTGGAATCGGTCCAATAGAACCATTCGGTCATATAATGACTAATCCAGCATGGCCTGTTATTGATCCTCCAGTTCCTGCTGATGGTATTGGTGGAACTGGAATTGTTCCTCCTGGTCAAATTATTGCTGGTGTATTCTTTCCTATGACATGTATAGAAATAGGAACATATATGCAATTTTTAGATGGCAACCCTTATCCTCAAGTTGGTTCCATTATTAACTGTGGTACACAAGATGGACCTGCAATTCCATCTCCTCCCCCACCAACAACTGTCATAAGTGTGCCAGACAGACCAACGTTCCAACCAGGAACAATTCCTAAAAGTCAACCTAGTCCTGATGCGGCGATAGAACAAGTTATATTATGTAACTGTGATTGTTGGGATTTAATTACCTAACTTTTTTTATCTGCCCGTTGACTTACGGTAAATAATAGTGTATACTTAACACTGAGAATTTTAAAGGAGAAATATGAGTTATTATTTTACAAGCGAAAGCGTATCCGAAGGGCACCCTGATAAAGTATCTGATGCTATCAGTGATGCAATTTTAGATTCTTTTATGCAATATAGAAACCCAGCACTTCGTTGTGCATGTGAAACTCTTGTGACAACAAATGAAGTTATTGTTGCTGGAGAATACAAAGGGCAAATCGATGATTTAGATGTTGAATACTTGGTTCGTAGAGTTGTTAAAAATATTGGATATGAGCAAGAAGGATTTCATTGGAATACATTGAAAGTTACTAATCTTATGCACGGGCAAAGTCCAGATATTGCTTTAGGAACTGATAACTTTGGTGCTGGAGATCAAGGTATCATGTTTGGTTATGCATGTAATCAAACAGATAATTACATGCCTGCCCCTGCTTATTATTCACATAGAATAGTAGAAATTCTTGCTGTTCTTAGAAAACAAGGTACGTTGCCTTGGTTAGGCCCTGATTCTAAATCTCAAGTCACTATGGAATACAATGATGATAACACAGTTAAACGTATCGATAAAATTGTTTGCTCTACTCAACACGCAGATGCAGTACATATAGATCAAGTTAGAGATCAAATTAAAGAAGTCATCGTTAATATATTACCAGACGAACTCGTAGATGATAAAACAGAATTCTTAATTAATCCAACAGGTAGATTTGTTGTTGGTGGTCCTGATGGAGATACTGGGTTAACTGGTCGTAAGATTATTGTAGATACATATGGTGGATTAGCACCTCATGGTGGCGGAGCATTCTCAGGAAAAGATCCTTCTAAAGTAGATAGATCAGCGGCATACATGGCTCGTTATCTTGCTAAAAATATTGTAGCAACAGGCAGAGCAGATTGGGCTACTATTCAATTAAGTTATGCAATTGGAGTAGAACAACCTACTAGTGTCTATGTTGAAAGTGACAGAGACAGTAGAGAACTTACGAAATGGATTACAGAGAACGTAGATTTATCTCCAAAAGGCATTATTGACAGATTTGACTTGTTTAGTCCTATCTATTCTGGAACTACAAACTATGGGCATTTTGGAAAAGATTATTTGCCTTGGGAACAAATCAATTTATTCCCTGAAGAAAGTCCGAAGAAGAAAGCGATAAAGAATAAATAGTAGTAGACAAAGGAGTCTAGCATGGGCAAGACTAATAACGTAGTATCAACGAGAGTTGATACTCATGGCTTATAGTGATAAGGTAATTGATCATTACGAAAACCCTAGAAATGTAGGGAAGATGGACGACAAGGATGTCACTGTAGGTACTGGGATGGTAGGTGCTCCAGCATGTGGAGATGTCATGCGGTTGCAAATCAAAGTTAATGACGAAGGAGTTATAGAAGATGCTAAGTTTAAAACGTATGGGTGCGGGTCTGCAATTGCTTCAAGTAGTCTCCTCACAGAGTGGGTCAAAGGACAAACCCTCGAATCAGCAGAAGCAATTAGAAACACTGAACTCGCGGAAGAACTCGCACTCCCGCCGGTCAAGATCCACTGTTCGGTATTAGCAGAGGATGCCATTAAAGCCGCAGTAAATGATTTTCGTAGTAAACAAATAAAGGATGAAAATTGAATCACCTTGCATTAAAAAATGCCGAATAACAGACGAAGACATGTGCGCCGGTTGCAACAGAACCAGCAAAGAAATCGCCGAGTGGCTCTCTTACAGCGAGACAAAACGCAGGCAAATAATGAATCAATTAAATTTAAGAACCCTAGTCTTGGCGAAGGACCAATAAAAGAAATGGATATAACACCTAAAGGTTTCGGCTTACCAAAAAAACTTTGGCGACAATTATTAAAGTATCGTAACAAAACAGTAGACAAATGTGCATCAGATGAAATGTTCAGTAGGATGCCTTTCTACAATACATACATGCAACTTCATCCTCTTGCAGGAGATTTTCAGTATACTTTTAATTCATGGGGATTTCGTGCAGATTATAACTACGAAGATTTAAACGTAGACGGTGAAAAAGCAAAGATCATATTAGCAATCGGTGATAGTTTCACTATGAATGTTGGCGGACCTTTAGAACATAGTTGGCCTAGTCAGTTACAAGAACGAGTTAATCTGCCAGTATTGAATGGTGGAGTAGATGGATTAGGACCTGACTCTTATCATCTTATCGTAGACAAAATGAGAAAGTATTTTGATGTACAACATACATTTTGTTTGCTTAACTTACATGGTGGCGCCACAGCAGATCAATTAGCAGATGCTAATTGCACAGAACAAAAGATACATATTCTTAAATCTTATGAATGGCCTCATGGTTCTGAGATAGCATTTATTCCCCCTTGGTGTTGGGATATGGATATGCAAAAGATTTTATTTAAACATTTTCCAGATGCTCATGCATACATGAGAGATTATGATTTTAAATACAAAGATGTCCCTTATGATTTGTTTACGTTTTTGATTATGCCGAAGTACCGAGAAATGGCGACTTCTAACTGGCCTTCTTTAGACGCAATATACCATGAACTGGCAATGCATAATCATTTAGATAATATATTAAGTGACGTAGATAGATATTTCTTTTTGAAGTTAATCGAACCACTTTGCAAGTCTTACTTTTATCGAAATAGAGACTATAGACATATGAGTCAAATGTCTAATCAAATGGTCAGTGATTATTTTTTCGATAAGATTAAATCGGATTCAGCGATTATTAAGAAATAGTGATTGATTTGTTCCAAACTTTGTGGATTCTTCCAGACTTCATTATTTTGTGAAGTTTCTTTAATAGTTTTTCTAGTGTCATAGTTTCTCCCATGTGACAGTTATGTTACAAAATTGTGACATATAAGTATATATGCCTTTTCTTTCAAAAAAAATATTTTTACTCTTTATAAATCAATTAAATACAAACAATAACTTATTTAGGAGAACATATTGAAAACAGTAGGCGATAAATTTCCCGCATTCTCATTGCCGGGTATTGATGAAAATAACGAGTTTGTCCAAGTAGACATACATGAGAGTTACACCCCACATAAAAAAGATTGGTCTGTAGTTTATTTTTATCCTAAAGACTTTACTTTTGTTTGTCCAACTGAAATTGCTGGCATGGATGTTTTAGCAGAACATGCTAATGTTGTAGGCATCAGCGGTGACAATGAATTCTGCAAACTTGCATGGAAGAAAGAGAATGCATTGATAGGTGATATCAAACATACTCTAGCCGCAGACTGTGGACTAGCATTATCACGTGAATTAGGTATCGTACATGAAGAAGCAGGTGTTTGTTATAGAGCAACATTTATCTTTGATAAAGAAAGAACTATTCAACATGCATCGATCAATGCTTTAGATACAGGCAGAAATGCAGATGAAGTATTAAGAACATTAAAAGCATTACAAGCAGGCGGACTCACAGGCTGTGCTTGGGAAGAAGGTCAAGAACTCTTAGGTTAACTTATAGATATTGTTGTGCAAAGGCATCGTTTAAGCCGCATGTCTTTGCACAAACTTGTAATTTCCCCTCATTACAACTAGACTTACTCCAACTCTCTTCAACTAGATTAAGGTACTCATTATCTAATATCTCTTCGATAGTGTAATTCAACGCACTAATATTTTCTTTACCCACTTTATTAATCACAGACCATATTTGACTACCTTTAGGTGTATGATACCAATTATACATTTGACCAGCAACCCAACAACATGGTTGCAAGATTCCTTCAGCACTAATATAGATACTTTTCTCTTCTTTTACTTTACATTTAATAGGAGTAGTGTCATAATATTGCTGAACTTTAGAGTTAGAATTAAACATTTCTGGGTTTAATTTTCCTAACAAATCTGCTTTTTTCGTTGGAAAAATGATCTCTTTTTCTTCGGCTATACTTGACATCTCTTTAGTCATTGGATTAGCGTAGAGGGCTTCTCTGGGCTCTCTAATGACGATTTCAGAGCCGTTTCTGTCAATTGTTTTGATGTATGATTTAGTTGATCCTGACACACTTGAAAAGAATCTACTAGATGTTTTTACTTGAAACTTTTGGAAACCCATTTGCTCTGAAAGTCTTCTGGCCTCTTCGACTTGATGTTCATTATGCTCAAAAACTATATACTCCCAATGTGCAATTCCGCCCGCATCTATAAATGCTTTTGCATTTTTTATTATCTTTTCCCAAACTGTATTTTTGCGATATAAGTAATTAGTATCTTCTAGTCCGTCAATACTAAAAACAACATAACCATCAGAGCCAATCATTGTTGCTAAATCTTTCCACCATGACACAGTTCTTGCTGAACCATTTGTATTCATGCCAAGATATAATGTTGGGTTTATGTTTCTGAAATGTTTGAATACTTTTAATGTGTCTTTAGCAACTATAGGATCTCCATAATTACCACACATAAAAATATGATTTAATTGTTGAATAAATTTGTCAGGGAAAATAGTAATGATATCATTTAATGACAATTCAGCATTTTGTAACCAAGGATTGTCCTCCCCTCCGTTTATGTTTCTCGCACACATGGGACATGCTGCATTACACTTTTCTGTAATTTCTAAATGTACTGTTCTAATGTCATTGTAATCATACATTATTTTCTGCCAATGATCATGTAACGATTGTAACTTGAACTCCCATAATTAAAATGTTTTGTTTCTTCAACTAATATTTCAGATAGTTGAAATCGTTCCTTTAATGCTTCTAATGATGAGCAAGGATTAGTGACTAACCAAGGTTCTTCTTCTTTAGATACATCACTTGATTGTATACAAACTAATGCATTTGGATCTACATTATTGAACCAGTCATCAGACATATGCTCTACACTACAGTTGATTACTACGTTGTGTCCTTGCAAGTTATGTGTATCTGCATTTGCATGTGTATTTTTAATCCGTGAATCTACTCCAAGCATGAAGCCTTGACATAGCCTATCAGCGATACTAATCGCTTCTGAGTCAATATCTATGCCTAAGATGTGCTGATACATGCTTTTGTTACGAGTTAAAAGCATAAAACCTAACATATTATACCAGCATCCAACTATAGCAACTACAGCATCTTTTGGTAGATACTGCTCAATAGTTTCACAGAGCCAAAGTTTGCTTTGTGTTTGTCCGTGAGAAAATGATAATAAGTCCATAGTACTATTTAATTGGGATAATACCACGTAGACAAAATTATTTTATGTGATATAATAGACACTAAATATAGTAATAGCTCCTGTAGCTCAGTTGGTAGAGCAACTGATTTGTAATCAGTAGGTCGTCCGTTCGACTCGGTCCAGGAGCTCCAGTTTTTTGGGGCGGTAGCTCAGTTGGGAGAGCGGCTGGTTTGCAACCAGCAGGTCGTAGGTTCGATCCCTATTCGCTCCACCACTTACTATATGAGAGAGTCTATGAATTTACGTGAAAAGTTGACTGCGAGAATGGATGAAATACAACGTATTATGGAAGCAAATGAACATCTTGCAGACCCAGATAAAGTACATGATCTACTAGACAAAGTTACTTTTGCATGGGAAATTTTGAGTGAGGAAGATAGGGATTATATTCAAGGTGTGCAACATGCACTTGAAGAAAACATGGAGTGGAAACTAGATTAGCCCGGGTGGTGGAATTGGTAGACACAAGGGACTTAAAATCCCTCGACAGTAATGTCATGCCGGTTCAAGTCCGGCTCCGGGTACCAATATTATGCTAACAGAAAAAGTAATACAAATCAATCATTGGTCTGATCGTACATTTAGTTTTAAAACAACTAGAAGTGAATCGTTTAGATTTAACTCTGGTGAGTTTGCGATGATCGGACAAGAAGTAGATGGCAAAAGAGTATTACGTGCATATAGTATCGTTAGTCCTTCTTGGGCTGACTACTTAGAATTTCTAAGCATCAAAGATGTAGGCCCGTTAACAAATCAACTTAGTAAGGTAGAAGAAGGTACAGAAGTATTGTTACTCCCTAAATGCACTGGAACATTACGTGATACTTTCCTCACTGAAGGTGGTAAAAGATTAATATTACTAGCAACAGGAACAGGTCTTGCTCCTTTCATGTCAACGATAAGAGATATAGATTTAGTTGAAGCATACGAATCTATACATGTAGTACATAGTGTAAGAAGTAGAGATGACCTCGCATATGAGCAAGAGTTGCTATCTATATTTGCAGACGAACCTGATTTGCATGAACTGTTAAAAGACAAACTAGAATATACAGCATTAGTCACAGGCGAAGGAGATGAACGTATAGACGCAAGATTTATACAATCAGATGATCGTGTCATGGCTTGTGGTAACTTACAATTCAACTATGATGTTGTTGAATGGTGTAAAGCATTAGGCATGACTGAAGGGTCAAACAGAGAGCCTGGTCAGTTCGTTATTGAAAAAGCATTCGTAGATCAATAGCCAATAAAAAGCAGACTTAAGTCTGCTCTTTATAAATTCTTAAATTTACTCTTTTGTAAATAAATGAACTAAAATGATTGCTACTAGTAAGCCAACAAATCCGGCTTCACCTAGTTGATTAACTAATCCTAACAATCCACCGACAACATCGATTCCCATCAAGTCACCGAATACTATGCCAGCTACCACACCGAGACCTAATAGGCCTACAAAGATGCTAGTAAGTCCTTTGACCGCGTCATTGACTATTGCTATTACATTATTCATATTGAGTCCTCCTCAAATATTTTGCATTATTGCTTTTCCTCACTAATATTTAGCAGGATTTGAGGGGTTTATAAAGAAGTATTCTTAAATTGTTGTTAAATAGAGGTTTTTTCGGGTAATTTAGCCATTCTAGCATCATGCCAACCGCGATATAATGTTACTGCATCTTGTAGCACAGTTTCATCATGTTTGTATCTAAGATGTATTAATAACTTTTTGTATTCTTCTATGAATGATTCTTCTCCTTCAATAAAACAATCATGGTTAAAAGAATATGGCTTATAATCTTTTCGGAAGATATCCATAAGTTTTCGTTGTCTATTATCTGTAACAGATCCTCGAAGAGTAAAATACTCGAAATCATTTTGATTTGCTTTTAAAAACTCTTGTATCATCGGTTCATGTTTTTCACTAATGTCAATGGTCAACAAAGTTACATCTATGTTTGGTCTTCTGAAATCTTCTAAGTCTATAGCATCTGGATTATCAGCAACTGTTAGTGTGTCGTATTCATCATTTGCTATAAAGTCGTTTAATGTTGTATTTGTATTTGGTTTATTCCATTGCACTGAACATTCATAATCAGCCCAACTTTTATACTCTTCTTCTATATTTTTGAATGAGTACATTTCATGTCGAGGTTTGTTATTGTTCCATAAATCTTTGGAATATAATGGATAAGTGTTATTGTGAAGAGACAGCAAGAATCTTAATATGTTACCGCCCAAGCCAGTGATATAGATGATAACTTGAACTTTTTTTCTCATGTGAGTATTTATGCAGTCGATTCCTATAGCTTTTTAAAGCCATAACTAAGTGCTACTATATTTTGTATACATAGTCTTTACTGCCCTAAAAACCGGTAAATATGGGAGTAAGAAAACTATTTATAGTTTGATTATAAACGAAAAATTCTAAAGGAGGAAAGTTTATGGATTTTCAAACACTACTAGCAATCGCTATTATTGGCGGTGTCATCTTTTTTGTAATTAGAAAAAGAAAAGACAAAAATGGTAAAGCCGGAGGCTCCGGTGGGGGCGGCGGAGGAAGTATTAGCCGTTATAAGAATACCCAACGTAAATAGGTAAACTTAATCTAAATAATAATAATAATTGCAAAACGCAAGGAGAAACATATGTTAGAAAAAATAAAGGGCTTAATATCAGCCCATTTCGATAACGTAATTAAATTAGTGATAGCAATATCATTAGTTTGTATTGCAAATGGAGTCAGTGCTTCCACGTTCAGTGGCAGTGTTGGCGTAGGATCAGATTATGTCTTTAGAGGCATATCACAGCATGAAGGTAGTTACGCATTATCTGCATCAATTGATGCTGATTTAATTGGTGGCATCTATACTAGTGCTTGGGTATCAGAAGTTGATTATGGTGATGGCAAAGCCACACATGAAATCGATACTGTTATCGGTCTTAAAAAAGATTGGGATCATTTTGGTATTAATGTAGCATATATCGACTACGCATACCGAGGCCACTCAGCATTAGACAGAGAAGAAATATTGTTATCTGCTACAATCGCTGGTGTAACTCTATCTCATTTTATGGGACAAGACGATGCACCTGACTATACTGAATTTTCAACTGGGTTATTAAAAGTTGTAGACTTAGCATATGGTGATGCTGATGGTAAAGGAACTCATTATTCAATTTCACGAGGTTTCGATCTTTTGAAAGGACATGTAAAAGTTGGTTGGACTGATTTTACTGCCGATGATGGTTCCGGATTTATAGACGAAGACAACTTATTTGTTAATTACGTTTATCATTTTTAATCGAAACAATCTCTAAATTTAAGCACTCTTCGGAGTGCTTTTTTTTGGCTTCAATTTATAAATTGAAAAAAATGGCAGTTAAATCTAGTTATGGAAAAATTGGTATAAATAGAGTCGAAAGTTTTATAACCTTGTGTTATAAAATGATATCAGTTACGTTTATATTTAGGAAATCATGTCAGTTAAGAAAATAGCGAAGGTAAGAGAGCAGTGTGAATTGCTGTGTCTTGTTACTATCTTTTGTTTGTCTATAATGGCAGTGAGTCCGACGATATAATACACAGAGAGAGACACATGGTTAGGATTACATTTTATACAATGTTGATGTTTTCACTGCATATGGATAGTGCGGCAGGCATCAGTAGAGTATTAAGAGATATACAAGAACAACACGTACACACAGGAGTATTATGAATACTATTAGATTAGTAATAGACAAAACCGGCATTTTTAAAAAATTTGAACAGAAGTTAGAAGCATTATGTTATGCTATGCTTTGGGGATCAATGTTTTTATGTATGTCACAACTTTTTTATATGTAAAGTAGCATGAGAAACGCAACACCAGAAGAACAGCAGGAATGGTTTGAGACTGATTTCTTTATGAAAGGTGACTTTGATGTAATGAAGTTGTTTGTAGTAGTCCCGGCAATTATTCAAGTTATGTGCTTGGGTATGATGGGATTGGTAATGTTATTTAACTCTTACTTGTTTTGAGTTTTTTAGAAAGTGCTTTTAAAGCCTTTCTAGGTTTAGGTAAACCAAGTGGGCCATTTGAGCCAACTGTGTCAAATATTTTGATTTTTGCTTTCCTCCTTGCGACAATATTTTTGGGTACAGTTGCAATTGGTCTGCTTGGTTTCTACCTATTCTCTTTCACACAATAAGCATCAAATTCTTTCTCTTTTAGAACTCTCACTGCTTTTATATTTAAAGTAGTTTCTCCCTTAGAAGAAACACCCTCATCATAGTTGAAGAAAAACTCTTTGCCTGAAGTAGTGAATCCTTGGTGTCTGTATACTTGCTCAACAGATTGTTTTGGATAACTCCAACAAGCAATTGCTTTTTCATGTGATGCTTGTGATATAGTCTTCATCAATAGTTTTTGTGCAATCATTAAATTTCTATATTCTGGAAGTACAAACAATCCACGTGATCTATATAATTTGTTAAGACACATGTGACCAGAGTTTACGCCTACTAATTTATCATTATGAAATGCTCCCCAAAACGTAGGGGTAGTTTCCATATTTTGTAAGTCATAACTATGCACATCTATCCATATTGGATTCTCTGTGTCTTCACTTAATTTTCTATCATTAAGTAAATTCATAGCACTATTTGCTTCTAGTGACATGTTTGATAAATGTTCTTGCCACATAGGTAAAATCTCTTCCCATGTAATTTTTTTTAAAGCAATCAATCAAAAAACTCCTGTGTATACATCGATTTGTCAGGATGACCAGGTAGATATAAATCATCTTTGTGAACCCAACGAACTGAAAATGCAAGTCTCGGAATATTACTATTCATGTTAGAATTAACTCCGTGCAGTACTGCGTTTCCGTTAATCGATATGGCTTCGTTCTCTTTGGGTTTATAAACAAAACCATTGTGAGTATAGAATTCTCCACCCTCACCTTCTATGTGATTGTATAGATAAAACGTTAATGTTCTTGCTTTAGCAAATGAAGCCATTGGTGTATTAAACATGCTATCTTGCATGTCTATATGCATGTAAAGATACTTTGTGTATTCTAAATAATTGATATGACATCTTACAGGTATCCAAGAATCTTCATCATGTGGTTCTATAGACTTGAAATGCGATAAGTGATGATACAGTAAAGGGTGAGTAGTTTTGTGTAACTCATTCCATGCCCAATCATGTATTGTATCTTTTGTTTGATGCCAATAATTTCTCTCCATAGACAAATCAAAAAATACTTGTTGATATCTTTGAACTGTTTTTGATACATTAGAAAGCAAATGTAATTTTCTATCGTTATGAATAAATGTCGTGTTGTGTGTTTTGTACCCTGCAGAAGTTACTTGATTATGATTGTTTAAGTGACTAACTATGGTATTTTTTAATTGCTTGTAGATATGATCATCATATACATTTTTATATGTATATAAGTTTAGAGGTTGTAGAATTTCTGGCCAATGTACATCTGGCGTGTCTTCTATATAGTGATCAACGTGCATAAAGATATTTATGACGTTTGGGGTTTACTTAATTATTAACTTTGAACCATTGACCTGGATCGTCAAATTTCATAAAGTATTTCCATTCATACTTGCCAGGTTTAAAACTTCCTGCCCAGTCATAGCATTTATTGTATCTGTTTTCTAGTATCCAAGTTTTGCCTTCAATAGCAACACCACACACTAAATGATCTTCGCCTGTTTCAGTAACGCAGTATATAACAGAGACATCTTTCTTGTCAATGCCTTCTTTGATTAATAACTCTGCACATGTATTGGCAAAGCCATCACAGTCATCACTAAACTTGTCGCCTGCTAATACTTCGTTTGCATGACTAGTCCAGTGTTCATTCATCATGTATTGCTTATCATCATGTACATATGTGAATCTTTTTTCGACTAATGCATGTACTTTATCTGCGATTTGCTTACTCATCTTCTTCCTCTTTGCAAAGTATTGATTCAGGTTCACGTTCACACATTTCTTTCTGGCCTTTTAGAATAACATTTACAGGCTCCCCAGTCATTTCTGTAGGGCCTGTGGGTTCTTCAGGGAGTGTTGTACAACTAGGTAATGCTAAAAAGCAAAAAACTGCGAATAGACTGATTAGTCCTTTTTGTATTCTTCTTTCCATAATGTCCATCCACCATATACTATAGCGGCGTAAGCAACTAGAGTTGCAATACCTTTGAACATTAAGAAACAAACACCTGCTGTAATCAAAGCGGCGCCGTCCCAAGATGTTCTTTCTTTTAATCTTGCACTGATCCAACCTTTAACGAAACTGAAAATTGCTTTAATTTTATCCATAATAGTTACCTTTTATTTGAGAGGGTTTGACCAGTATCCAAAGAAACTGATACTGTTAACATCTGTTAATGCTAGTGTGACATCATCATTCACTGTGTCTGCATATGTAGGGTTTGAATTGAACAAGAATAACTTGTTTGATCTGACTGCAACTTTAGAGTTTGTTGCTACGCCAATAAATTCAATCTCGTCTAATTTGACTTCATCAGGTAATACTACAACATCTCTTGGTGCTTGTTCAATTGTTACAATACCTGTTGCACTATCAACTGTGATATAAGGGGAATATTTTGCTTCGACTGCTGAATCTGGATATTCTAACGTATATGTAAATGTATCTGTTGGATACATGTCAGTCCACATTGTTAAGCCTAAGTTACTGTTTAAATCAGCAACGATCGGATCTTCGTTCATTACGCCTAAGTAAGATACCATGTCACTCGACTTGTAACTTCCAAGAGGATCAGTAGTAAACACATATGCTAAATTGTTTTGTAATTCAGTGAATGTACTGTCTTCAAACAACAGTGCATTTTTTGTTCCAGTATCTACGATCTGATTTTTCATTACATCTATTGCAACTAGGCCTTCTGACATAGAACCAATAACACATGCGATACCAGATACTAATGGAGCCGCATATGAAGTTCCTGAGTTAATACCATATTGTCCTGCAATCTCGCCTGCACCAACAACGTGAGCAGTCATAACTTCATCACCAGGAGCAAACATGTCTAATTCTAGTCCAGCCGCTGTTGCAACACCACTATCACTTGGTGAAATGTTGTTGAAACCTGCTGGGATATCAAATTTGTCTGTAGCACCGATAGTTAAACTTTCAGTTATACCTGCTGGTGTAACTAAACTAACATCAATACCGCTGTTACCGGCGGCTGAAACAAGTGTGACACCTGCGTCCATAAGTGCTTGAAATTTAGCATCTAAATATGCTGAACGTGTAACACCCCAAGAACAGTTAAGAATACGTGTCTTGCCTGCATCTCCTAATACGTGTGTTAACAATGCATCAAGTGCATCGCCTAGTTCACCTACTGTTGCTGATTTAGGTTGACCAGGGTCGATTAAGTTACCATCTACGTCTGTTTTGTTACCAGCAATTTTTATGTTTCTGAGTTTAACATTAGTTGTAATACCTAAATTTTTACCTACTGCCATACCTGCTACTGCTGTACCGTGACCTTTCTGATCGCCTGCTTCCCATATACCTGGCAAACTCCAAAATGTATCAATCTCTAAATCAGTGCCTTGAAATTCAGCATGTGAAGATTCAACACCTGTGTCCATGATATATAATTCAGGCTTTGATAAGTATGTTGCATCATGCATTGTGTATGCAGGTGCTAATGGACGATATGTACTCGCAACACGAATTCTTGCCCATTGTCCTTCTGCACTTGTAGGATCTAATTCTGTTGCTGTAGGATCCATTGAAGAGATTGAAGATGCTAAGAATTCTACTTCGCCAGTTGAATCATCGATAGAGTCAGCGGCTGATGCCAAAGCAACTCCATTAGTAGATGATACTTTAAAGAATCCATCTCCTAAATCTGCAACAACTGTTCCGTGTTCTTCTAATGTTGCTCTTTCTCCTTGCACGATGAATTCATGCTCAGATGCGTCCAATTGCTCATGGCTACTTGTTGTAGCATCTTTGACTGCATCTTCAGCAAGGTGCCAATCTATGTCCAGGGAATTCCCTGCTGGTGCAGATATCTTCCATTTATCTGCAAATGCTATTGCACTAGCATCACTATCAAATGTAACTCTAATTTTACTCATTTCGTCTTGGCTCCAAATATGGTTAGGTATATAACTAATATATGTATTTATCAATCCTCGCTGGAATACGTCTTTTAGCAACGTTGAAGATAATCATTTCCACTACTATTTATTATACTTGATACCGCTATCTAACTAAATATTATTATGTCATTCAAAGTACATATAATACATGATCTTTTCTACGGATTTAATGAACCGACATCAAGTGAAGACTTGACATTACCAGATGTTGATCTAGTTATAATGAATGGAAACTTAGGCTGGTCTTCAAAACGAAGTTGGCATTATGCATTTCAAATTGCTACTCTTTATCCTAATATACAATTTGTTTTTAATGATGGAACTTATGAAAGATACTTACGTCATACAGATAAAATCAAAGATGAACAAGAAATTTCTATAAGCACTCGTAAACAAAACACTGATTGGCCTAACAATCTTCACTGGAAAGATTATAGAGACGATCAAGGACTGTTGATAGAACTACAGACTGGTCAAACAGTTGCTGTATGGCCGTGTTTTGGATTTCCTAATATTATATCATATGATAATTGGGAAGATACTTGGTTTCATAAAACAGTCTGTCAAGGTCAAACAAAGACACATTATGGCGAAACAGCAGGATTGCCTAATACAGATTTAAGATTGTTTAGTGATGGTATTGCTTGGGCAACTCCTGAATGGGTAAAAGAAAAATTCTTAGAGCAAGAAAACAAGTTACGAAAATGGGAAACAGAACAAATTGCATATAAACATTATGGTATTGTCGTAACACATCTTAATCCATATAAAGATCCTAGACTAGACAATATCAAATATTCTCCATATAAAATGCATTTAAAAGGACAGCCTGGTGATGGTGATCGACTGTGGGTAACTTCACACCACGAAAAATCAGTTAACTTTTTAGGTGCTAAGTTATGTTCTAATCCTGGCAGAGGATCAATCGCTAGGGGGAAAGTGCTTGAGGTAGATTGAGTCTATTGCTCTTACTTGAGAGGCACTTAAATTAATTTTGTATATGTGTTGATCTTTATTATATATGCCGCCATTCATTCTAGTCAAAGGCAATCTAAATTGAGTTTCAAATGCCCAACCGTCACCAGTTTTTTCTGCAAAATAATCTTTAACTAATTCAAAACCTGTATACTTTTGTGGTTGAGGAACAAGATCAAAGCCTACTCTTCGATAACCAATTAACTTAGCATCATATTTTTTTGCTATTGCTTTTTGTTCATTCTCCCAATCTCTCAATGCTGTTGATTCTCTATTGTTATGTCCTATTACTTCTACATCAGGCGTAGATACAGAAATTGCCCATGCTAACTCAGGACTAAAACTTAAGAAACTTCCTTGAACTGCAATATCAAACTTCTCAGCACATGTAGCCCAATAGTATGGAACTTTTGATGTGTTTACTCCGTATTCTCCGCAATTTCTATCAGGTGCTTGACCACCAAAGCAAACTCCAGTATAACCCATGTGAGTTAAAATTTCTATGAATCGATAATGTGTATTAAAATGTGGACTTATATTTCCATACTTAGTTGTCATGTCTGCATTATCTCTAGTTAGAAATGATACAATATCGAATTCTACTTCTCTATATGGGATATCAAATTTTTGACAGTATTGTTTAGCATGTTCACAATCTTGCTTGTTTAGTCCGTCTTTAAATGTAAAGATGATAACATGTGCTTCTAGGTCTGCTTCTGCCCAACAATGTAGCATTGCTTGACTATCAACTCCACCACTAAAACACAATGCTGGGAAAGGACCTAATGTTTCAGCACATCTTTGTGCGGCTTCTATTCGCCATTGTTTTAATTTTGCATCATTGAACGGTGTTAACTTTTCAAAAAAGTCTACATCTAAATTCATTGTATGATCTATGCCATTGCCAGCAGTCATGCCGTCTATGTTTAGCCAATCATTGTAAAAGGGTACTGTTTTATATTGCGACAATTTTTCTCACCATCTTATTTAAAATATGCTCATCTGTATTCACGTTAATAACTAACATTAAACAGTTATTAACAAAACTAAACAGACTATGCAATCTGCTTGTGTTAATAAAGTATGTTGCGCCTAATTCTAAGTTCAACACACGATCTTCTTGTATCCACTTCATGTCGTTAGGACCGAAGTTGTATATAGGCACAAGAATTCTAAATGTTGGCACTGCTACTATCGCTCCGTTATCTCTATGAGGAGGAAAGTGTCCACCTTGATCTAATCTTAAGAAGTGTGTTCTGCCTAAGTTAGGTTCCCAGAAATTTAAGAACTCATCTAGTTCTGGTATTAATGCACAGACATTTGTACGAGTTTTAATATCACCCTCTGAATAAAACTCTCCATGAATTTTACCCCACTCTCGTAAACTAAACAAATCTGGCTCTCCACTAAATCCGCCATCTAAACTAGTTACACTTAATCCATGACGATTGTTTGGCTTTTTATGTGACTGGTATTCTTTCCAACCTGGATGCTTGTCACAAACATTTTTGACATGGTTCAAGTCCATTTTAGGAAAGTCTAGTTCTACGACTTCTCCCCAGTTGACGATAAAATCTGTTAAAGTGGCCATATTCTATATTTATTCAGTAAATAGTAGTATGCAATTAAAATTCTTGTTTCCAAAAGATCATCTCTTAACTGATAAAGATACTAATAAATGTAAGATAGCCAGATCAGTATGTGATGCAGTAAGCGAACATCTCTCTTTTCCTGATGTATTGACAATAGAGTTTTGTGAACTAGGCAATAGTAACTATGCAGATTCATTATTAAAACATGGCAGTGAAAAGCATATTAGAATGAATATGCAACTTGAACTCAACGATATACTTACTCCATTAGTGCATGAACTTATACATGTTAATCAAATGCATGAAGGTAGATTGATGATTGCACATGATAGTATCTATGTCTGGGACACTGTGCCATATGAAATAATTATCGAAGATATACCATATAAAGAATATTTGATGTTGCCTTGGGAACTAGATGTAGCACATCGTCAACCACAACTAATGCAAGAAATACTTAAATCTTATAAGTGAGTGTATGATTCTAACTCTTCAGGTGTGCGTATGAATTTAATAATAGAATTTTCGACTTCATAGTATCCAGCAAGTCCAGAAAATGAATTGTAGACTGGTCCAAGAGCATACTCACCATTTGATCTTAAGCCAGATTGCATCATTAACTTAGTAGAACTAACAAAGTCTGTGCCTTGTTTCCACCAGTAAAGCCCTATTAATGCTTGATCACTAACAACTTCTTTTTCTACTAACTGTCCTGAATCTAAATCGATATAACAATGACTAGGATCATCACTTTTAACAGTGATAACTCCTGCATCAAAATCTCGCAATGTATCAAAGATATTATCTCTTTGAGCATCGCTCCAATATAAAATTTGATGACTGTTGACAATTAGCAATTCTTCATCTGTGTTGATATAATCAGATGCTTTAATTGCAGTATCAGCAGGTCCTTCAGTAGGATCATTTACAACTACAACTCTGCAATTTGTTGGGAACGCTTTCCTAATCTCTGGTTCTAGTTGTGAAACGATGTCGGAATCACTCGGTATTAAGAAAATGAAGTTGTTACCCTCATCTTTGTCCATCTCTAAACTTTTGATGGCTTTGATTAACATTGGCTGACCATTCACAGGGATTAGGCTTTTATGATCAGAGTGTGTCCCTTCAAATTTAGTGCCAAGTCCAGCGGCTAATATTAGTATGTTCATGCATATATTTAGTAAGGACCCATACTACCAGAAAAAAAATCAAAAAAAAAGCAAAAAAAGGCTTGACTTTTGGGTAAATACCCCGTATAATATGTACATATTCAACAATAAGTCAATGCGACGGAGTCAATATGAAATTAGTAATCAACACACAGTACAAAGAAAACTACTCTTTTGATAACGATGGTTATCCTGTAGAGGGTCCTGAAGCCCATTGGAAGTTCAAGGGTGGCGACACTTACGTAGTTGAGGGTTTGACTCCTAACCAGTGCCTTAGCATTGCTGAGAAGGGTATTCCTACTCTTACTGGCTTGATCGAGTACTCTAACTCTGTCTCTGCCGAGTACATCATTGACTGGTCGTTTGAGGACGATAATGCGGTTGTGTGCGAGAAGTGGGAAACTCCTACTATTCTTAAGTATGCAGACGGCAAATGGTCTGCTCTTAAGTTCACTACTAACAGTGATATGGGTTGCATGAACCAAGCAGTTCATGCTAAGTCTGAACAATGGGACTTGCTCCCTGAGCAAGAACGCACCAACTATGCTTGTCAGTACAAAGTTGATAATGGTTGGTTCGACAGCAAAGATCCTCAACTTAATGTTGAGGTAGAGGCTTTTCATAAAGCCGCTTAATAGAATAAAAGGATAAACAATGTCTCAGTTTTTTACAGCAGATTTGCATTTTGGCCATAACAATGTGGTCAACTTTAAAAACACGGATGGAACAAAAGCCCGTGATTTTGATACTGTGCAAGATATGGAAGATGCTATGGTTCAAATGCACAATGAGATTGTCAAGCCTACTGATAAAGTCTACATGTTAGGAGACATTGCTTTTAATGCTAGAGGGCTTGACAAAGTTAAGCAAATGAATGGCATCAAAATACTTGTCAAGGGTAACCATGATCAGTTGAAGTTAAACAAGTACGTAGATGTGTTCAAAGATGTCAGAGGCTGTCATGTAATGAACGGGTTAGTGTTTACTCACATACCAATACATGTTGATCAGTTAGGCAGATTCGGATGCAACGTACATGGTCACTTACATATGAATAGAGTTATGCAAGGTGATAAGATCGACCCTAGATTCTTGTGTGTCTCTGTTGAGCATACAGACTTAAAGCCTATTGAGTTTGAAGATATGGTTGACAGAATTGTAGCACAAGGTGGCAAGTTAGGTATGGTACAAGGTAACGGTCCGACTCCTAAGAAAGATCAATCTGCCCAGAACGCTTTATTTAACTCCCACTAGGTAGTATAATATAGGACATAAGACACGAAACGTTAAATTGCTAATTATTGCTAGGGAGCGTGTCTTAAACATTAGAGAGTAGGTGGCTGGAGTCCGCTGAAGGACTAGGTAAGTCTTAAGATTTACACTGTTCATCTACTCTCGCTTTTTACAAGGATAGAAATGTACGAAAAAATTAATAATTTTGATGTAGATACTAAAGTTACTTTTGTAACTGGAGTTCTTACAAATGATTCAACACGCGGTGGAAAAGGAGAAACAGCATTGCAACCAGTAGATAATTGGGAAGAAGGTGATTGGATTACGTTTAGAACTGTTCTTAAGCATGAATTACAAACTAAGACTGCTGAAGTAACATTTACTAAACTTAATGGTGAGACAAGGGTAATGACTTGTACACTTAACACTGAAATATTGCCTGCGAAAGTAGTTACAGAGGGTGAAGAAAAGAAGCCAGAAAGAAAGATTAAAAACCCTAATAACAGTCTCGCAGTCTATGATATCAACGCAGAAGGTTGGAGAAGTTTCGTTATTAAAAATATCACACAAGTCTTATATAAAGACTAATTAGCCCGCGGCTGTAACTCAGCTGGATAGAGTACCTGGCTACGAACCAGGAAGTCGGAGGTTCGACTCCTTCCAGCCGCGCCAATTGCAATCAACATAAGGAAAAGTTTTACCGCTCTTAGTTCAGTGGATAGAACAACTGCCTTCTAAGCAGTAGGTCCCAGGTTCGAATCCTGGAGGGCGGGCCAAATTGGGGTACGGCTAGAACAACACTAGCCTCAATCGGATGCTTGAGACATGCAAACCCTGTCACTCTGCCCCACCCCTATTAATAGAGGTCACTACTATGGTGTCATGTAAAAGAGTATATCGTTTCAGTAATCAGTGGACATATGAAAAAACTGTCTACTTATTACCATCTATTTCAATATCGTTAACTGAACATTGTTTAGATGTTTCATTTCTGTGGTTTAAATTCTACACTTTTTTGGAGTATAGGCATGTCTAAGAAAAAAAGAATACCCTTGAAGGGTGGTGCAGAATATGATGCACTAACATCTGCTCGTAAATATTACATTTATCTGACTAACTCAGGTGTTGCTAAGTCCATCAAACGTGGTTACAACAAACGTTTCCGTAGAGTTCAAAAAGAAGAATTACGCAAAGGTGATGATGTTTGACCATTATACTTGATAATGACCATGAAGTTGTGAGACAATATTGTAAGTAAAAATGAACTGCTATACAGGGAGGGAAAAATGATTAGGCCAAAACCTGATCCGATCGAAATCGACACTAGCCAGTTGGACCTAGACTTAGGTGATTATTATTCTACTGATAATAATTCAACAATAACCATTTCTAAGTTAGATCCGTTAAACGGCACAAACATCTTAGATAGTTTATCATCAGATTCATTTACCTTGAATACTAATTGGGACACATCATATAGTGATACTATTACAATTGGTGGAGAAACTCTTACTGAACGTAAACTAAAAGCATTAGATGGTCTACAAGAATGGCAAGAAGAAGTAAACAAAAAACTTGCGATCTTACAACCTAATTCTGAACTAGAAAAAGAATGGTCTGAATTAAGAGAACTTAGAGAACGTTATGTTGAACTTGAAAAAGAATTGATTGAGAAAAACAAAGTGTGGGATATCTTAAAAGATACCCAAAAAGATATACCTTGACATAAAAATCTAGTATAATGAAATCATTAGACTTAATAAATACTATATGATTAGAATTATGTTTAACATCTGTATAGGTGTTATGGGAGGGCTGATAATAATCTCCGCATTCCCTGTACCTTCAAATACCCCTCAGGGACAAGTCGCTTATCAAGTTGACATTCCTGCAAAAATCATCGAGCCTAGTCCTCTTTATACAGACCTTGATCTCTTTTGTTTGGCAAAGAACATCTTCCATGAAGCAGGAACAGAGCCAGAAATAGGGCAATATGCTGTGGCTCAGGTGACGTTAAATCGTGTCCGAAATCCAAAGTATCCTGACTCTATTTGTAAGGTAGTCTTAGATAAACATCAATTCTCATGGGCAAATCAAAGGTCCAAACACTGGACTCTGCCTGCAGGGATAAACTGGAACAGATCACATAGGATTGCTAAATCTGTGTTGGATGGAGATCAATGGATCACAGGATTAGATGATGTTAATTACTATCATGCAGACTATGTAAGCCCTAAATGGGCTGAACAAATGACTGAAGTCACTCAAATTGGTAGACATAAGTTCTACACTCACTACTAAGTCCTTGATCCTCAAGGCAAATTAATTCAAAAATAATTGAAAAAAGGCTTGACTTTGGGTACCCAAACCTGTATAATATACTTATATTATGACGCAAACAGGGAAACAACTTATGAATACACGATTTAACAAAGAAGACTTTACTTGGGACGGCATGTACTTAATGTACAGAGGCGATTTTGACGGTGCTCAGAAGATGATGGATGTTCACCCTAACGCACACCCTTCTTGGGAAGGTCTAAATAAGCCAGCATTTGTAGCAAGATTCAAGTATGGATCTTATAAGCCTTGGAAAGCATGGGTTAACTTTTTGGTTAAAAATGCTTCAGTTGAAGAGTACATGAGACTTTCTAGCCATGACATTCAATACATGAGCAAATATGGATATGAGACTTCTGGCTCACCTGCTCACGCAATGGAAACTCTTGGATATAAGGGAAAAATCTAAAAAAAGTCGAAAAAAGGCTTGACTTTGGGTAAGAAAGGCAGTATAATATACACATATTAAACAATAAAGGAAAGGGAAATATATGCAAATCAATACTCAACTAGCAAAGGCGTTCAATAAAGCAGTTACCAATGTAGAAAACATTGATGCAACCCAAGAAGATGGGATTAACTGGAACTTTGTTGATGCTGATTGTTACATGGATCTATCAGACATCAATTCTGATCTAACTGTTGGCTCACATATTGATTACATAGATCAATTCAACTATCTGGCTGATTGCTACACTGGCAAGATCACTCTTGCTGATCGTCTTCAAACTGCATAAGGAATAATTCATGGGATTTTACACTCATACTCAGGACCCTATTGGTGTTTTTGTTGAGAAAGATTGTGGTAACTTTTTTGAATGGTCACTCAATGATGATCCATTCTTTATGTGTGAAGATTTCCCCCATAAGATTTGGGTAGGAGACACAATCGGATCTCCATATCGATATGGTATAGTCAAAAAGACTGTTGCGTATGTCTGTGTAGATGAAGATGAATTCGGTCTTCCAGTACTCGAAAAATGGTTCCTAAAGAAATGTCAAAAATATTAAAAAAAGGCTTGACTTTGGGTACCCAAGGTGCTATAATAGTTGTATAAATTAAATCAAAGGAAAAAAATATGTCATTAGATCAAATCAAAAAAGCAATTCGTAACGGTGAGTTCGACTTAAATGAGTTAAATTCAATCAATGCATTTGTCAATAGTGTGAAAACGTCACAGGCAAAATCAACAATTGGTATCGGCGATAAAGTGTATGTAGTCCAAAAGACTAAACGTACTTTAGGTGAGGTCGTTAAAGTGAACATTAAGAAGGCGATTGTAAACATGCCACAAGGCAGATACAATGTCCCTCTTTCAATGCTTGAAAAAGCATAACAAAATTATGGCACATTTGTGCCATGGTAGTGCAATGGGAGTTGCACTTTAATCAATGGTTATTAAACTTAGTTATATTGGAGAAAATTATGACAACTAAAACCTTTACTATCTGTGGCATTACGCAACATGATAACAACCCAGCAAAGATTCGTTGGTCAAATGATCTTATTCGTAGGATTAAACAGTTCACAAAAAGTCATCCTGAAGGCAGGTGCGACTTTGTTGAATTGCCTAACGAAATGAGTAAACTTGAAGCATTAGAATTTTTGCAAACACATGATACTTTTCAATCGCCAGAAGATCAGGCTATTATTTCAGATGCAATCTGTGATCGTAGCAAGGCTCCTAAAAGCGGTGCAATTGTAACCATGTCACTCGATGCTATCCGTGAACGCGGTAAGCAACAACAAGCAGATGCTGATGTATTAGAATCAGTATTGGATGCTGTAGTCGAGTAATCAAGTAGTCTGATTTTTGCGTATTGACGCCGTTTTGTACAGACATTAAACAACAAAAACAAATTGCAGACAGACTTTGCTAGTATTTTAAGCTGTCTTTAAACAAATCAAACTAGCACTTATTAAAAAGGGCTTTCGGGCTCTTTTTTATTGGGTAAAATTTATGTTGTTGGTGCGGCGGTTTTATATGGGTGACTTACTGGTAAGTTACCTTGTAGTCCCCATTTCCATGCTATGTAACCTTCTGCTTTTTCTACGTTAGAATATCAGTACCACCTGTGCCTGTAGGTCCTGCTACCCAAAAGAATTCAGCGGCTTTACCTGCTAATTCAACAGAGGATCTGTTACGCATTAATCTAAAGTCTGCTACAGAACTCATAGAGGTACTATATGGATCACCTGCTGAGGCTTGAGAACCGTTTATTCTACCAAAGATTTCATTACCTGTTTTATTAAATGATGTACTAACTATAGTCCAAGTGTTTTGCGAAACGGATACTGTAAAGTCTTGTTTTGCTTTACCAAATGAAATTTGATTAGATCCATCATAATCAATTTCGCCAGGCCAACCGTTACTAGAATCACTACTGCTGATTGCATAAGTTCTTCCTGCATCAGCACTCCAAAAACTATCTCTTGTACTAGTAGTACTTGCCCATTGAAAAATGCCTACTGCATAATGATTTCCACTATCTGCATAAGGACCAGTTCCAGTACTAGTAAGATTTTCATTACCGTCAAAAGTTGCTGTAGCCAGACTGTTTAGTGTTGTGCCAGTAGTTGGAGTGCCGTCAACAGTTATTGTAAAGTTACTTGCTTTATCTGTTACGGCTGTGATTGTGCTTCCTGCTGTAGTGTATGATGTTGGATCACTGAAGTCAACCCAGACATCTGCTCCAAGATTTGTGGGAGATAATAATTCGGTTTCAGCACTATGCCAAGACATTTGCGCCATCATCATTGCGCCTGCCATTAACTGACTCCTGTGCCGCTAATAAACCATGTATCAGTATCAACTTTCATTAATGTCGCAACTCCATATGTTGAAAGCACTCTGTTACCTGCAGTTGAATTACCTGCATGATATAAAGTTACGCCAGAGATAGCATTAACTAGGATGTTACCTGCGGCTTGCTCAACGATACTGATTGCTGTTCCTGTTGGGAATGCAACAGTTGCGTTTGTTGGAATTGATAATGTGATATTTCCTGCTGTTGTTGATCTGAAATGTTTACCTGAATCTTCAAGTGCGATTGTATCATTTCCTGATAATACGACTGGGGGAATTTCTTTATATCCTATTGCAAATCCGTTTGTATTTGCGTTAATGTTTCCACCTGAAATGTTTCCTGTTACATCTAATGTTGCTAAAGTACCGAGACTAGTAATGTTAGGCTGTGCGGCTGTTGTTACAGTACCCGCTGTTGTAGCAGTAGTTGCTGTAACTGGTCCCCATGAACCTGTACCGTCTAAGTAATTTGCTGTGTTACCGTCTAAGTTAACTGTTGCAATATTACCTGCACCAGATACGTTTGCGATAGCAACACTATTAGCAACTGCGGCAAATCCAACTTCACCTGTTACATTAGCACCGACTACGTTAGAAATGCTTCCACCGTCACCTGCAAATACGCCTGCTGTTACTGTAATGTCGCCTGTGTTTGCTGTCAAGCCTACTGATACGATTGTATCATTAACATTTAGTGCTGATAGAGTACCAACAGAACCGATATTTGGTTGTGCTGAGTTTATAACTTCTTGTGCAAGTACTGCGTTATTGACTGTACCACTAATGTTGCCTGCGACTACATTTGATATGCCACCACCGTCACCAGTAATAACGCCTGTAGTGACGCCTAACGCACCAGTCACTGTTAAACTTGTTAATGTGCCTGTAGATGTGATGTTTGGTTGAGCGGCAGTTGTTACAGTCTGTGCTGTTGTTGCTGAGATCGCGGCAAATGTCCCGTTACCATATAATACAGTTGATGCATCACCGTCGATGTTAATTGACGCAATGTTACCTGCGCCTGATACGTTTGCTAAAGCAACTGAGTTAGCAACTGCGGCAAATCCGACTTCGCCACTTACATTAGCACCTGTAATGTTTGATAATTGATAACCATCTCCAGTTAATGCTGGACTCGTTGCGGCCGCAAATACACCGTTACCATATAAGACATTAGCGGCATCGCCGTCAATATCGATTGTTGAAATATTACCTAAAGTAGGTGTACCTGAAACATTTGCATAAGCAACTGCGTTTGCTGTTGCGGCAAAAGTAACTTCACCAGAGACATTTGCTCCGGCTACTGAGTTAGAAACTGCTGAGAATCCGACTTCACCACTTACATTAGCACCTGCTACTGCATTTGCTGTAGCGGCGTTTGTGACTTCTCCAGATACATTAGCACCAGCAACTGCGTTAGCAGTAGCCGCGAATGATACTTCTCCAGAAACGTTGGCACCTGTAATGTTTGATAATTGATATCCGTCACCTGTTAATGCTGGTGATGAGGCTGCCGCAAATACTCCATTACCGTATAATACGTTTGATGCTGATCCATCAATATTAAGTGTTGAGATATTACCTAAAGTAGGTGTACCTGTTACGTTTGCATATGGTACATTAGATAATCCACCACCGTCGCCTGTAACAAGACCAGTTGTTGTAATTGTGTTTGAACCAAATGCGTTTAATAGAGTAACAACATTTGAATCACCGTATGCAGTATCTGCATCTGCGGCAAATGTTCCGTCTCCTCTGAGAACATTAGAAACATTACCGTCTATATTAATTGTTGAGATATTACCTAGTGTTGGTGTACCAGTTACATTAGCATAAACAACGTTTGATATTCCGCCTGCATCACCTGTGATAATGCCTGTTGCATTTAATGTTCCAGTTACATTAACACCTGTACTTGTTGCGATCAATACGTCTGCTGTTCCACCAACTCCTACAGTTACGTTACCATCTGTTGTGGGGATATCAACATTAGATGTTCCGTCTGTAATACTTGTTGCGGCTCCAGCTGGAACGTTTGTTAAGTTTGCTCCGTCTCCTGATACATATGTAAATACACCAGCAGTACCATTTACGTTGCCTGCATCTACATTTCCTGTAACAGTTACTGCTGTCAGACTTCCCACAGATGTAATTGCAGGTTGTGCCGCATTAGAAACTGTCTCTGCGTTAGTAGCCTGAGCCGCTTTTGCAAAATAGCTTCCGCCTGCACCATTAAGTATCAGATTTCCTACAAGTTGTAGGTTTCCTTTCTTAGTTTCTGGTGTCCCATTCATGTCTACAACGGCTAATAAGTCGTTGTAAGTCACGTTTGCACTTGTGATATCTGTAAGTGCTGTTATTTTAATATTTGTTGCCATGTTCTATTATCCCCTAATAGTTATATTTAT